TAACTTTCTTATAGAATCACCAGAATTGATTTACAATCTTAAAAATTTTTATCAAAAAGATTTTGTTTTATATAATCAATCTTCGTGATATGGATTGTTTATGACTATATCTATATTACTCCCTACTCGTAAGAGAGTTAGCCAATTAAAGAAGTCTATGGATTCTTTATTGTCTAATGCAAAAAATCCTGATAAAATTCAACCTCTATTCGGTGTCGATGACGATGATACAGAAACTTTAGAATATTTAAAAAAAGCTAATTACAAAAATCAAAGTGTTCTAAAGTTTAAACGAATGGGTTACGAAAACCTCCATATGTATAATAATTCTTTATGTGCATATGCTCAGGGTACCTGGGTAATGTTTTTCAATGACGATGCGATTATGAATACTAAACATTGGGACGAGATTATAGAGTCTGAAAAAAATTTTAATGTGTTAAGAGTTAAAGAACAGACTGGTCACCCATATAGTATCTTTCCCATATTTCCTTGGGATTGGTTTAGATTATTAGATCATATAAGTTTACATGGACAAAACGATGCTTGGATTTCTGAAATAGCTTATATGTTAGATATCATGAAAGATGTTGATATAGATGTAATCCATGATCGAGCTGACATTACTGGTAACAATAACGATAGTGTCTTTAAAGAAAGAGTTTATAAAGAGGGCCGTCCTGATCAAGAAGGTGATTTACATCATAGTAAGATGTGGAATGCTAGAACAGCTGATGCTAGTAAGTTAGCTTGGTATTTAGAAAAAATAGGTCAACCCTCTGTACATTGGAGAAAAATTGTACGAAAAGAGATAGAGCCATTACATTTAGTTGCAAATAAATTTGATGAGTATCGAAAAAAAGGTGCAATAGGCGCAGGAAAACAAAATGCAAGAACAGACATTAAAGGAACAACTAAAGTCAGCTATTCAGATATTTCAAAAGACCAAGGATCCTCGGGCAGCTGAGGTAATTGAACATCTCAATAAAATTTTATCTACGTCTAAAGCTCGTAAGAATTTATTACAATATGCAAAACATATGTATCCTGGGTACAAGGATCCAGCTCATATACAACTGATTGCTAAACATCTAGAACAATTAGAAGAAGGAACCATTAAACGTCTTGCAGTATTCATGCCACCAAGACATGGAAAGTCTATGTTATGTTCAGAGTTTTTTCCAGCATGGTACTTAGGAAATAATCCAAACGAATTTGTGATTCAATCGACTTATGCTCAAGAATTAGCAGATGACTTTGGTCGTAAAGTAAGAAATCAGTTACAGTCTCCAGATTTTAATAATGTGTTTCCTAGTGTAGCTCTAAGATCAGACAGTACATCAGCTAAACGTTTTCATACGATGCAAGGTGGAACGTATACAGCAGTCGGTGCAGGAGGAGCGATTACTGGTAGAGGTGCACATTTATTAATTATTGATGACCCGATTAAAGGTCGAGAAGATGCTGAGTCAGAAGTTCAAAGACGAAATCTTTTAGAGTGGTATAAATCAGTTGCTTACACTAGACTTCAACCTGGCGGTAAAGTCATTATTATTCAAACTCGTTGGCACCAAGACGATTTAGCTGGATACATTTTAAATGAATCAGGAGAAGACTGGAAAGTTTTAGATTTACCAGCGATAGATAATTCAGGAAACGCTTTATGGCCTGAAGCTTATTCTAAAGAAGACTTAAATAAAATTAAAGCTACAGTCGGTGATCGTGTATGGTCAGCGTTGTATCAACAAAATCCAAGTAATGAAGAAGGTTCAATTATAAAAAGAGATTGGTGGAATATATATGATGGAGATAGTATTCCAACTTTAAGTTATGTAGTTCAATCTTATGATACTGCTTATTCGACTAAAAGCACTGCCGACTTCTCTGCATGCACAACATGGGGCGTGTTTACAGCTAGAGATGAAAATAACGTTCCTTACGCTGCAACGATATTATTAGATGCGTGGAAAGATAGATTAGAATATCCAGAGCTTCGTAAGAGAGCTAACGATAGCTATTATGAATGGAGACCTGATCAAGTATTAATTGAAAAGAAAGCAAGTGGGCAATCTTTAATACAAGATTTAAGACGATCAGGAATCCCTGTAATTACTTATTCTCCTGATCGAGATAAAGTTTCTAGAACACATAGTGTATCTTCTATGTTTGAAGGTGGATTAGTGTTTACTATGGATGAAGATTGGACTAAGAGTGTTATAGAAGAATCAGCGCAATTTCCATATGGAAAGCACGATGATATCCATGATACATGTGTTCAAGCTTTATTGCGTATAAGGGATGGATTTTTAGTAACTCACCCCGATGATCCAGAGGACGAAGATTATGAAACACGAAAGCAACGTGGCGAAAACAAACATTATTACTCTTGATTCATACAGAGTAACGCCTAGAAAAGTTGTAGCTAAAGAAGTTGAACAACGTCAAGATGACGAAGTAGTAAATGCTTTTCATGATTCTTGTATTCGTATTAGCGCCAAAGTAGATATAAAAGGCTATGCTTTAGTAGCATGGGACGAGAAGGGAGTTCCTTGTATATCGTGGTCTACTGGCCATGTAAAATCGCCTATAAGCGAAATGATGCTTCCTACCTTTACACATTCAGTATTTCAAGGTATATTGAATAAAAAATTAAGTACACCGGAGGACTTAGATGAAAAATAAAATTGGAGTAAAACAATATAGCGTTCAAGATGTAAAAGACGCAGATAAAAGATTTTACGACAAGTTTCCAAGTGCTGTAGAAGATGCTGCTATGTTAAAAAAAGCAATGCAAAATCCTGGAGATGAAGTTGTAAAAATAGATGATCAAAGAAAAGCTGATCATATGCAAATGATGAAATCACTTAAAATAGAAGTGGAGATAGACTAATGGCTAAAAAAGAAAAAGATATGACTGATGGACCAAAACAACATCAAGATTTAATTATTGATAGAATTAAAAATATTTTTGATAAAAAGGCAGATAAATCTACTGATAAAGAAGCTGGTACAAATACATATGCTAAGGATAATCAAGCTGCAATAAAAAAACTTAAAGGATAATATAATGGCTAAAAAAACAAAAGATGTTGTAAAAGATATTATGGATGTTGATTTCGAAGATACTTCTACATCTAAAATGATTGATGATGACGGCTATGAAGAAGGTAAATCAAAAGAAAGAGAAATGATGGCAGAAAAACCATCAGATAAACTTTCTGATAATTACAAAGGTGGACTTTTATACAAAGGTAAAGCTAAAGATTATACTTCCGCATCAGATATAATTAATAAAAGAAAAGCTAAAGTAATTCCAATTAACATTGGACCAGGAAAGAAAAAAGACTAATATGAAAAAAAGAAAAAAATTTCCAGATATGTCAGGCGATGGTAAAGTTACTAAAAAAGATATTTTAATTGCAAAAGGTGTAATTAAAAAAGGTAAGAAGAAAAAGAAGAAGAAAAAAAAGTAAATGGCTAAACAAAAGTTTACCCACTTCGTACCTAGACCTAAGCCAAAGAAAAGACCTCGAAGACATAAAAAGACTTTGAATAAAAATGAAAAACGAAGTTATAAAAAATATAATAGACAAGGTAGAAGTTAATGCAAGAATTTATTTGTCCTAATGGTAGAATGTCAGTTAATGGAGCATGCCCTATTTTTGAAGGTGGTGATGGACAAATAAGAGATTATCAAACTCCAAAAACTTTTGATCAAAAATATAATGATATAGAAGATATTGAAAAAGAAAGAGAGAAAAGTGGTTTCTTTAAATTTGATTTTGAAAAAGAAACTCCATCAGCTAAAAAAAGTGCAGGGAATATTATAAGTGAAAATATAGGAGCTTATAATTCTTTTGTAGAAAATAATTTAGGTATTCCTTCAAGTGTTCAAAACGTAGCTAGAATTGGTTCAGCTATATCTGGTTTTGGAACTTATGGAGTTGTAGGAGCAATTGCTCCTTTTGCAATTCCATTTGTTGCAGGTGCTGCTTTAAATAATCAAGCTCAGAAAAAACAAGAAGCTGCAATCAATAGAGAAAGCGTAAAAGATTTACAAGGAAGAATTGATAAAGGTGAATTTGGTTCAGTTACACCTACTCCTCAAGATGCTAGACGTGGCGGTCAGTATGATGGTCGTAGCACTCAATCTAAAGATAGTATAGGAAGTAGAGGATCTGGTATGTCGGGTTATGGTGGTGGAGCTGATATGGGTGGTGGTTCACCAGGATCAAGTGGACCAGGTGGTTCAGATAGTATGGGTAGTTTTTAATTATGGCAAGAACAAGAATTAAACCTAGAAAAAGAACTGGAGATATTCCTAGAAGAAAAAAATATTATCGACCTACTAAAAAAGGTGCGGGTATGACTAGAGCAGGAATAAGAGCTTATAGACGAGCTAATCCTGGTTCTAAATTATCTATGGCTGTAACTGGTAAAGTAAAACCTGGTAGTAAAGCAGCTAAAAGAAGAAAATCTTATTGTGCAAGATCATTAGGACAATTAAAAAGAAGCTCTGCAAAGACAAGAAATAATCCTAATTCTAGAATACGACAAGCTCGTAGAAGATGGAAATGTTAATCATTATTTTCTAGCCTTAAAAATTAATTTTGTTATACTTTGTAGACTATGAATTTAATCAGAGATTTAAAAAAACAAATAGATGAAAGACGAAAGCAGGAATCTGCTAAAGTACAACTTCGTAAAAGAAGTATGGACTCTATAGCTAGACCTAAAGCTACAAAAAATATTACATCTAAAGATCCAAGGTTACAAGGAATATAATGGCTAAAAGTCCTAAAACTACAGGTGAACATCTGGTAGCTCTTTATGGACACGTCACAGGCTTAAAAAAAGATATTAATTTAATTAAAAATAATCATCTTAAACATATGCATGATGATATTGAAGGTTTGGGCGGCAAGATAGACAAAATCTATTGGGTATTATTAGCTGGAGTGGGGACTGCAGCATTATTGTTACTTGAAAAATTATTATGAAGGTAAGTGAAAATACACAAATCGGACTTCCATTAAGGAATCTGATAGGGCTTATAAGTGCGGTTGTAATAGGAGCATGGTTTGCTTTTGGTGTAATAGAAAGATTAAATCAATTAGAAACAGCTAATAAATTATTCGAACAAGATTTATTAGAAGCATCAGCACAAAAACCAATTGACCAAGAACAGTTTATGTTGTTAGAACACATAGCACAACAAGTTGAAAAACTAGAAAAAAATCAAGAACAAAATATGACAAATAAAGTCAATATTGAACGTTTACAACATGATGTAGAACGATTACAAATTGATGTAGAAAAATTAAAAGATTCCGTAAGAGCTAACTTAGGAAAGTTAAATGGTAACTCTCATTAACGAAGGTTCTTTACAGGAATACGATTATAACAACGAATACGCTGAATGCGAATGGAGACAAAATGATAAAACTGGTATTTGCACTATGCCTATTTATAAATGGGGAACTTGTGGAACATCGAATACAGGAGAGCTTATCAACTTGCCTGAAGATGAAACGTGAAGCCACTAGAAATATGGAAATGAACAATAAAAAGTTTATGTGTGGTGAAGTAGAAGCTGAAATCGTTAAAAATATAGACGGATCAGAGAGTATCCAAAAAATAATCCAACCCAAATAAACACTTTAAAAATCAATATTTTTGTTTTATATATCTATTAGGATAGATATGGTATGCACCAGGAGGTATAGAATGAAATGAACATTATATTAATTAAAATAATTAAACAGTGATTAACAGAGGAGCATTTAGTAATATTATGAGTAAACCCGGATTATATGCAAATATCAATAAAAGAAAAAGAAAAGGTATATCAAGACCTAAATCAAAATCAACAATTTCAAAAGAAGCTTATGCTAATATGAAAGCTGGTTTCCCTAAGAAGAAAAAGAAAAAAACTAAAAAAAGAAAATCTTAATGGCACTAGAAGTAGAACTAGAAAAAAAGAAACTTGAATACACTAACGAAGATGGTGAAAAAGTTAGAGTTGATGTAGATCAAGAAGAAACAGAAAAAGAAGAAGAAGCTTTTGAATCAAATCATTATTCTAATTTAGCAGAAGAATTAGATGAATTAGAAGTAAGAGGTATTGGTAAAGATTTAATTAAAGCTTATGAAGATGATAAGTCTTCAAGAAAAGAGTGGGAAGATCAATACTCTAAAGGATTAAAAATGTTAGGCGTAGTTGTTGAAGATAGAAATGATCCTTTCCCGGGAGCTTCAGGTGTTCATCATCCATTAATGGCAGAGGCAGCAACTCAATTTCAAGCTAGAGCTGTAGCAGAAATGTTTCCATCAGGTGGTCCTGTTAAAACTCAAATTATGGGTAGAACTTCTGATAAAAAAATAGAACAAGCTCAGCGTGTTCAAGATTTCATGAATTATCAAGTTACAAGTCAAATAAAAGATTACTTTAATGAACTTGATCAAATGTTATTTTATTTAGCATTGGCAGGATCAGCATTTAAAAAAATATATTTTGATAATACATTAGATAGAATTTGTAGTAAATTTGTACCAGCAGAAGATTTTGTAATTTCATATCAAAATACCGATTTAGAAACAGCAGAGAGATATACACAAGTAATGAAAATGTCTCGTAATGAAATTAAAAAACATCAAATATCAGGATTTTATAAAGACATAGCTTTAAGTAAAAATGAAGATGATGGAAAAGATCAAGGTACTGTAGAACAAACTATGCAAAGATTAGAAGGTATGACACCTTCATCTGCAGATAAAACACATACACTACTAGAAGTACATGCTGATTTAGATATTGGTGAAGATGAAGATGGATTAGCTTTACCTTATATTGTAACTATTGATTATGATTCAACACAAGTATTATCTATTAGAAGAAATTGGAAAGAAGATGATACTTTAAAAAGAAAAAGAACTTATTTTATTCATTATAAATATTTACCAGGCCTTGGATTTTATGGATTTGGTTTAATACAATCTATTGGTGGTTTACAACACGCTTCAACTGGAGCACTTAGAGCTTTATTAGATTCAGCAGCATTTGCAAATTTAAATGGAGGTTTTAGAGCTAAAGGTGCAAGAATAGAAGGCGGTGATATAACAGTTTCCCCTGGAGAGTGGGTAGAAGTCGAAGCTTATGGAGATGATCTTCGTAAGTCATTTATACCTCTTCCCTTTAAAGAACCTTCACCCACTCTTTTACAATTGTTAGGTGTTTTAACAGAATCAGGGAGAAGATTTGCATCAATTGCTGATGCGATGGTAGGTGATTCAGCTGGATCAGGTCCTGTTGGTACAACTATTGCAATCATTGAACAAGGTAGTAAAGTGTTTTCAGCAATTCATAAAAGATTACATCAAGCACAAGGTAGAGAATTCCAATTAATATATCAATTAAATGGAGAATATTTAGATGATGAATATCCATATGAAGTTATTGGAGAACGTAAAACAGTTAGAAGAAAAGATTTTGATTCAGCTATTAATGTTGTTCCAGTAAGTGATCCTAATATTTTTTCACAAGCTCAAAGAATAGCTTTAGCTCAAACTGGATTACAATTAGCACAACAAGCACCTAGTATTAT